CTTTTTTACACGTAACTTTAGTCCAAAAGAAAACAATTTCCTTATTTGGATGACGAGACACAAAATATTTTTCGTCAAATACCTTGATGGACTTGACAAATGGTAGAAAAGCTGTCCGCCTTGATACTGTCAAGAGCTACCTAGCTAACAAAGCGGCAGAATATATGCTGGACCCTCGCCTCTTTGATGAGAAAGCGTTGGAGTACATTAAAGCCTCAGACTTTATGGCTGACGGTGTGACCTTGAAGAAGGTCACGATGAAATCCCTTGAGGATATGGTCACCTTTGAATACCAAAAACAACAAGAGCACGAAAAAGAAAAAGCTGCTATCTCTGGACAATGTGCTGAGTACGGTATGACAGACCAGCCGTATATCCGTATGTTGCAGTCAATGTCTTTGGCTGATGTAATGCAACAAATCATGTCAGACTATCTTTTTGAGCAAGAAAAGCAAAAACTGCGACAAGCTGAGGCCGAAAGGGAGCAACTTTCGGCTGAGCAACAAGCGAAACAGCAAGAACAGGTTCAAAAATCGCCAGAAACGCCCAAAATTGACCCAGAGACAGGCGAGATTTTGGGCGGAGGTCAATTATACCACCCCGACCAAAAAACGCTCAGAGGGGCTGAAAATGAGCCTAAAAAGTACACTCAAAAAATGACATTAGAAGTCTATTTTGCCAACACAGCAGAAAAGGACTTATTCAAGACAGGACTGTCAGAGCTTGGTTTTGAACACAAGCAAAATTATCAGGTTAGCGGTTACCAACGGATTCAGCCAGTAACTCAAGAACAACTCAATGAATTGTGTGGGTGGTAATAATGGATAAGCAAGTAAAACAAGTAATTGATGAGCTTGAACCGTTTAATCACGGCATAACAATAGCAATCCACCAAAACAAAAATGAGTGCATAGCAACCTTTAGAATGCCTAGACAGTTTGACACCAAAAAAATCAAATTCACTGGATGGAATGAAGATGTTAGGAACAGAACTAGTTGCCACTCTGAAAATGACTTACTAGAGGCTTATGTTTACAAGGTTTGGAATGTCTCTAATGATTGGATTTGCATTGAGGTATTACCGTTTTAGGAGGGATCTATGGAAATCAGAACAGTATCAGATAGCGTAACTATCTATTCGGACGGCAAGAGGCTACAAGTCATCCATGACTTAGGGGATGAGTTTGTCCTTGATTTTGGGTATCGGACGGAGAATGTAGTCAATATTGACGAACTTAGTCCAGGTATTGTTGGTAGCATTGTGCCAGTTTTCAAAGTCAGCGGTTTTTGCTCTAAAGGTGGAGAGGGTATGCACAGCTTACGCTGGGCTATCCTCCAATTCCAAATATTTGAGAACTACATCAAGGACAATCAGGCTGATTTGCTTGATTGGTATAAAAATCCAGGAGGGGAAGATGGCAACTAATGAAATTGAAATCAGTAATGAGCAGGCATTGATGGGAACACAATTACAGATTGGTAAACAGGTCATGATGGCGTTGCTTGAATTACATAGTGACAGCAAGAAAGGTGGGATAATTCTACCCATAAAACTAAATGACATAGATTTTAATGTCAAGATTGAAAGGGACTAAAAATGGCAATTTTTGAATTTATTTTATTAGCAGGTTGGACTTTCCTATGGCTATGCCTAGGGTTCCTACTGGGTGAGCGCAATGCAGGAAAGGACAAGTCAGATGATTAACAATGTTGTACTGGTTGGAAGAATGACCAAGGACGCTGAACTTAGATACACGCCATCTAATGTAGCGGTAGCAACGTTCACTCTTGCTGTCAATCGCAACCGTAAAAATGAAAATGGTGAGCGTGAGGCTGATTTTATTAACTGTGTCATTTGGAGACAGGCAGCCGAAAACTTAGCAAACTGGGCTAAGAAAGGTGCTCTGATCGGGATTGTAGGTAGTATCCAAACTAGGAACTACGAAAACCAACAGGGTCAGCGTGTCTATGTGACTGAGGTTATTGCTAATCAGTTTCACATGCTAGAAAGCCGTGGACAACAGAGCCAGGGCAACTCTTTCCAAAATGGAAACAACTCAAACAGTGGTAATTTCCAAAACGGAAACAACCAAGGTTATCAGTCTCCATTTGGTAACTCAAACCCTATGGACATCTCTGATGATGACCTGCCTTTCTAAACGATAATTTATAAAGGAGACAGACAAATGGCAACATCACAAACTTATTTTTATGTTTTTAGTCAAAATAATTCTGGTGGGTACTTTGTAACGGACGAAAATGTAGCGTCTGAAATCATCATTGAGGCTACAGAGGAAGTACTGGCTATGGCACGATTGGATGAAATCCTAAGCCAAAAACCAGAATATACAAACTTTTGCCCTTGTTGTGGCATGCGTTGGTATCCAGAATATAGTGACGTGTATCTCCGTTATTGGGTGAGTGATGAACAGTATGAAAAGTTTGAAGCAGAAAGAGACGGACATGAGGCTATGTTCTATCCTTTAGAGGGAGAGCATAGACCTATACCGTGGTTGAGGTATGGTATGTATAACTATCTGCCTAGTCCAAACTTTGAATGAGTATGAGGGTAATATGGAGTGGGTAGACTGGGTAATGTATCAGCCTCAAACTAAAATCGATATTATCACCAAGATTGAAAATGACGGATACACCTACCCTCGTTATGATAAGTCAAAAAATGGTGTGAAATTTGTAATGTGCCTGGAGTCAATCAAAAATGACTGTCAGGCAGTAGGGATCAGACTAAGCGAGGTTTATCCTCTACAAACAAAACTATTTTAACAGGAGAACAAGATGAAACTTTTAGCTAAAATCATTTTCAACTTTCTACGGACAGTAGACCTGATTAACCAAAAAGGAGGATTTTACTAATGCAAAATAAAATTGATATACCTAGTACATCAATCACGCTTGAAATAGCAGGTAAAGAAATCAAAGTCAAGAATAAGATTGAGTATGATATTGAGATGGCTTTCAAAAATCAGGACGCAGAGCCATCTTTGGATGAGAATGGTGATGTTTTCGAACCCCTATTCTGGCTCAGTATCGTTGCTAAGCCTCAGAAACCTATTGAGTTTCATTCTAGTTTAGGTGTGAAATCAGAAAAACGTAAAGCTACTGAGCTACAAAAATTCTTTGAGTTCATTGAGAACAACAAAAAGAATTTGTTTGATGAACTTGGATTTCACGGAGTCATTGTATGAGGTTGATTATACCAATTGAACCCAAACCACAGAGCAGACCAAGGGCTAGTGTGCGAGGCAGACATGCGACGGTTTACGAAGACGGAAAGATGGTCGCTTGGAGGAAGAAGTGCACCGAACTTGTTAGACAGCTGTATGACGGACCGTATTTTGACGGACCAATCAAGGTGGACATGACATTCTACATGCCTGCTCCGAAGTCCATGTCTGAACCGCCTAAACCACGATCTAAAGCTAAGAAGGTGCAGGAATATAATGATTTTGTCAATGCGCGAATTTATGTAGACAAAAAGCCCGACTTGGACAATTTAGAAAAGGCTGTTTATGACAGTATCAGTAAAGCAGGAGTTGTCTGGGCTGATGACAATATCATTGTCGAGCATACAACGAGAAAGGTGTACAGTCCGAGACCAAGGATTGAAATTGAATTGGAGGAGATTAGTTGAAATTTGAGTTATTTAACGACCATTTTGAAAATGCGAAGCGGTACAACATTCCACGGGCGCAGTTGATTATTGCGGATATTCCTTACAATCTTGGGAACAATGCCTATGCTAGTGACCCAAGATGGTACAAGGACGGCGATAATGCCAAAGGCGAAAGTAAATTAGCTGGCAAGTCATTTTTTGACACGGACAATGATTTCAAAATCAATAATTTCTTTGATTTTTGCAGTCGGTTGTTGAAGAAAGAGCCGAAAGAAAAAGGTAAGGCGCCAGCCATGATTGTATTCCATGCATGGCAACAGCGAGATATGGTTATCGAGTGCGGCAAGAAACACGGCTTTAACAATGCCTATCCGCTATATTTTACTAAGAAATCTAGCCCGCAAGTCTTGAAAGCAAACATGAAGATTGTGGGTGCGGTGGAAGAGGCTACGGTATTGTATCGTGATAAGCTTCCGAAATTTAATAACAACGGCGCTATGATACTCAATCATGCACCGTGGGAGAAGGATAGCTCTTACCCTGTTATCCATCCGACACAGAAGCCTATTCCTGTGCTGAAACGGTTGATTGAAATCTTTACGGATGAGGGCGATGTGGTAATTGACCCTGTGGCAGGAAGTGGGTCAACACTAAGAGCGGCAATCGAGATGAACCGCTCGGCATATGGTTTCGAAATCAAGAAGGATTTTTACAAGAAGGCAAAAGAGCAGATGTTGTCTAGCTACCAGCCCAGTTTATTTTGAAAAGGTGGAGCAGATGACGATATATGATTTTTTGGAGGAAAGTAATGACTAAACAAGAAGTAATTGAATTTTTAACATAGCAGAGAGACCTTAGGTTGGTTGGATACGATGATAGTAAACCTGCTGAATCTGATTTTGACAGATGGCAGTTAGCCCAAGCGGAGATGTTTCAAAAGGTGATTGACTGGTTGGAGGGAAGTAATGAAAATAATAAGTGATATGAAAAGACTATTTTGTAAACATTCTTGGAAGGAATTACCGCGCTTTATCGCGTTGAATACTGGAAAAATTTCTCCTAAACGCATATGCCTAAAATGTGGGAAAGTTGAGGATGTATCTTGAAATTTCTTGACCTATTTGCTGGAATTGGTGGTTTCCGTCTTGGTATGGAGAGGAGGTTGAACGAAATGACTAACGAAAAATTAGGCGTGCTACTGGTCGATGTGCCAGAGCCGAAGCGGATGAAGTATTCTATCCTTGTCCGAAAAGATGGAAAACATACGATTATTGATACGGATTCGGAATTAATCGTAAAGACCTACGCATGTCGCTGCACCCAAGAAGAAGCTAAAAAATACCCACAATTCAGATGGGTAGCGTTGGAGGAGTTGGGATGACCATTAAAGAACTAATCAAAGAATTGCAGATGTATGACGAGGACAAAGAGGTTGTTTTAACGATAGCCAACGTTTATCCAGTTTTGCATGAATTCGTAGATTTGGAAACGGGGTTGGTTCGTCTTTCGTCGGATTGTCAAATCGGCTTTGAATTCAATCTTTTATCAGACAATCGTCTGGAAATTGAGGGGGTGTGGTAGATGACCACAGCAGATAAAATTTTATTCATAATGCGACATAACGGTTGGACAAAAGACGTGTGCGCAGATGAAATAGGCGTACATGTAACACAACTAAATAGATGGCTAAGAGGGGTAATACCCAGTGAAAAAAACATGAATACCATCGACAGTTTGTATATTCAGCTTGTGTTTAAACCTAAAAGACCTAAATACATACCGAGGAAGAGGGAGAAGATTGTGATTGAATATCCGTATTACAGCCATCAGAGACAGCTGTGGGAAAAATAAAAAAAGCCAGCACTACTTGTACCGACTCTGTGAATAAAACTCTAAAACTATTATATCACAGAAAGGTATGAGCAGATGACTTTTTTTCCAGAAGTTGATTTCGAAAAAACGAAAGCTAATGCAAAACGAAAACTGAAAGAGTACCCTCGCTGGCGTAGAGTAGCGAACGATGTAGATGGACAGAAAGTTACTGCAGTGTACACTTTCGAACCGAGACAAGCTAATGGCAATCCGAGCAGGCCCGTGGAACGCTTGGCAATCAATCGAGTAGATGCTGAGGCAGAGCTTGAAGCTATCGAGTATGCGATTAATAATCTACTCAATCCTACGCATAGACGTATACTTTACGAGAAGTATCTTTACGCAGGCAAGCGATATGATTTTGAAATCTACAACGACTTGTACTTATCAGAGGCTAGTTTCTATATCGAACTCAACGATGCCTTGCTATCGTTTGCTGAACAATATAGAAGCGGAAGTTTGTTAGTTCAAAATTAGAGTTTTGACCAAGAAATCAAAAGTTTTTGTATAGATTATTCGTTTTTGTCGATGTTAAAATAGTATTGTCAAGATACCGAGAAGAGATAAACGTTAACATTTCAGTCGTTGTCAATTGACAGCCAATCTCCTTATACAATCGAACTCGGTATCTAAATTGGGAACATAGCTCAGCTGGATAGAGCATACGAGTTCTAATCGTACGGTCGCAGGTTCGAGTCCTGCTGTTCCCGTTAGACAAGTTAGCTTAAAGCGTGAGTAGTTGATAGACGTATCAACAAGGGGCGCATGTGCAAAGCGCTGGGCTGATAACCCAGAGATGGGGGTTCGAATCCTCTGCTTGTGGTTTAAAAACTAGCACCAAAAAAATAAATAATAAAGGACCCAGTGACCATGTTTGCTAGTATCATGCGAGGGGCTAAAATTTTTCACTCGAAAAGACTGCAGAGATGTGGTCTTTTTGTAATTTGGAGGAGGTGATGGAAAATTGCTAAGTTAACGATAAAACAACGAAAATTTATTGATGAGTACATCATCTGTGGAAATGCGACAGAGGCAGCACTCAAGGCGGGTTACAGTAAAAAACAGCCGGACAAATCGGTGAGCAAAACTTGAAAAAACTTGAAATAAAATCGGCAATTGCTGAAAGAATGAAACAACTCGAAAGTAGCAAAGTGGCTACCGCAATCGAAGTCTTGCAAATTCTGACGTCTGTTCTTCGACAAGAGTTGACAGAGGAAGTTGTCACGCTTAACCCTGCAACCGGTGAGTATGTCACCGTGCATAAAAAACCTAGCATTGCAGAAGTTATCAAAGCTGCAGGTGAGCTATTGAAACGTTATCCTATCCAAGAACAACTCGAGAAAATCAAACAGGAGAATGAGTTGCTACGTCTTAAAATTGAAACTATCAAGGGTGTTCAATCGGATACACACTTGATGGAAAAATTACTGGAGGTAATCGATGGTCAGGATTGATAAGTTATCTCCTAAACAAATCGACATCATTAGACGTCCTTTTAATTATGAATTAGAAGTCAACGAAGGTACACCTCGTAGCGGAAAGACCACGGCCGGTCATTTTCGGTACGCAAGATACTTAATTCAAAGCGAAGACGAGAACCATCTAATTGCTGCATACAATCAAGAACAAGCCTATCGACTGTTTATTGATGGTGACGGTACAGGCCTTATGCATATCTTCAACGGGAACTGTTGGATTAAACACGATGACCGTGGCGATCATTTGCTGATCGATACTCCAAAAGGACAGAAGCGGGTTTACTATAAAGGTGGAGGCAAAGTCAACTCTGTTGGTGCTATTACGGGTATGTCTTTGGGTTCTGTAGTCTTTTGTGAGATTAACCTCCTGCACATGGACTTTATCCAAGAGTGTTTCAGGCGGACTTGGGCAGCTAAACTGCGTTATCATTTGGCAGACTTGAACCCTCCAGCCCCGCAACACCCAGTCATAAAAGATGTATTCGATGTGCAGAACACTCGCTGGACACATTGGACTATGGACGATAACCCTATCTTGTCGGAGGAGCGGAAACAATCAATCATCAACAACTTACGCAAAAATCCATATCTTTACAAACGAGATGTGCTTGGCCAGCGCGTCATGCCTCAAGGTGTTATCTACGGCCTGTTTGACATGGACAAGAATATCAAGGATGCCTTGATAGGCGAACCTGTCGAGATGTATTTCTGTGGGGACGGTGGTCAGTCGGATGCGACTTCTATGTCTTGTAATATCGTGACTAGAATCCGAGAAAATGGCAGAATTAGTTTCCGTCTTAACCGCGTTGCCCATTATTATCATAGCGGTGCTGACACAGGACAAGTAAAAGCCATGTCAACGTATGCAGTGGAATTGAAGGCGTTTATTAAATGGTGTGTTACTAAGTATCAAATGCGTTATACAGAGGTTTGGATTGACCCTGCATGTAAGTCTTTGAGGGAAGAATTGCACAAGGTTGGTATCATAACCCGAACAGCGATGAATAATTCTCACGATGTGTCTAGCAAATCAAAAGGTATTGAAGTCGGCATTGAACGTGGGCAGAATATTATATCTGACGAACGTTTTGTCCTTGTGGAACATAACGAAGAAGAGTACGACCACTATTATTTTTTGAAAGAGATAGGATTGTACAGTCGCGATGATAATGGTAAGCCAATTGATAAAAACAACCACGCAATGGATGAATTTCGCTACAGTGTAAATGTGTTTGTCACACGCTATGTCAATTTTATTTAGAGGACGATAAATGGGAATTGTACAATCTATAAAAAACATTTTTTTGAGGAGTAAATACATGGTAACAACAGATACGTTAGCCAGCATAGTGGATCATCCGAAAATTGCTGTTAGTCACGATGAGTATGCACGTATCCAAAGTAATTTGACCTACTATGAGAGTAAATGGGACGATGTTATTTATCAAAATACAGCAGGGGAGGAGAAAAAGCGCCCTGCCCAACATTTGCCGATAGCTAGGACTGTTTCTAAGAAACTGGCTAGTTTGGTTTATAACGAACAAGCTGAAATCACGGTTAACAATGCCGAAACAAATGACTTTATTCAGGAAGTTTTGTTGAATGACCGGTTTAACAAGAATTTCGAACGTTATCTTGAAAGTGGACTGGCTTTAGGGGGTCTGGCTATGAGACCTTACATAGCAGGAAATAGAATTCGTGTTGCTTTCGTTCAAGCGCCAGTCTTCTTGCCTATGCAGTCAAATACCCAAGATGTTTCGAGCGCGGCTATCGTTACCAAAACCACAAAAAATAAAGGTAAATCCAAACTCTACTACACCCTGATAGAGTTTCACGAATGGGCAGAGGAAGATTACTATATTTCAAACGAGCTTTATCGCTCCGAGAACTCTACAATTGTGGGAGAACGTGTTCCTTTATCAGAGTTGTACGAAGATTTAAAGGAAAGAGTACTTGTTGAAAACGTTAGTCGTCCATTGTTTACCTACCTAAAAACGCCCGGAATGAACAATAAAGATATTGATAGTCCGCTTGGTTTGTCTATCTTTGATAATGCTAAGACTACAATCGATTTTCTAAATACTACCTATGACGAGTTTATGTGGGAAGTTAAGATGGGTCAGCGTAGAATAGCAGTGCCAGATAGTATGATCAAGATGAATGTCCAGACCGAAGACGGGGATATTCGTTTTGTCCAACGCTTTGAAGCTGAGCAGAATGTCTATCAGATGTTAGGGACTGAAGAAAAAGGAATTGGTATTACAGACCTTACCACTCCGATTCGCGCAGATGATTACATAAAAGCAATCAATGAAGGCTTGAGTTTGTTAGAAATGCAAGTAGGTGTCTCGACTGGTATGTTTACCTTTGACGGAAAAAGTATGAAAACTGCCACCGAAATCGTCTCGGAAAACTCAGATACTTATCAATTAAGAAACAGCATAGTTGCATTGGTGGAACAATCTATCAAAGAATTAGTCGTGTCTATTTGCGAACTAGCTAAAGGTGCGGAACTTTACGACGGTGATATTCCTGAGTTGAAGGATATTGAAGTTAACCTTGATGATGGTATCTTTACAGACCGAAATGCTGAACTTGATTATTGGACGAAAGCTCTAGCAAGCGGTATCGTCAGCAAAGAATACGCAATGAAAAAAGTTCTAGGTCTAGCTGATAATGAGCTAAAGGAGATTGTCCGACAGATTAATCAAGAGAAACCTAGTTCAAGCGAAGTAGACGAGGAACTCTACGATGAGTAAGTTACCGTTTGACCAAGGAGACGAACAGTTCACCTTAGAGATGAATCAAGTTGCTGATGTCTACCATCAGCTATCAATTGATTTGTTTATCAATGTTATTCGCAGATTGAAGAAAAGAGGTACGGCAGACTTACAAAGAGAGCCATATATTTGGCAACTTGAAAAATTAAACGACCTGCACATGTTGACAGAAAACAATGTGAAACTAATAGCTAGTCGTGCAGAGGTCGCTAAGAGCGTCCTACGTAACGTTATTTCGAACGAAGGCTACAAGGTATACAAAGATACTCACGAGCAATTAAAACGCGATACAGGTCAAAATATAGAGCCTCAGCGCTATGTTGTAAAGGAAGCACTGGAATCTTATGCCAATCAGACAACACAAGAACTCGGAAATTTAATCAATACTCGTTTACCTCAAAGTGTACAGAACGTTTATAGGTCTATCATTGAACAGACAGTTGCAAGCGTGGTATCAGGTAGTAAGTCCGCAGAACAGGCATTGAATGACACTCTGACAAAATGGAGTGACAAAGGATTTTACGGCTTTACTGACAAAGCAGGTCGGCATTGGCGTGCAGATACTTATGCAAAGACTATAATAAAAACGACAGCGCTAAGAATTTATCGAGACATGAGAGAACGTCCTGCAGAGGAGTTTGGGGTTGAAACATTCTACTACTCGATGAAATCTAGTGCTAGAGCTATGTGTTCTCCGCTTCAACACCAGATTGTCACAAAAGGCCCTGCGTTTGAAGCGGATGGAACTAGGGTGTTAAGCCTACTAGATTACGGTTATGGAACTGCAGGAGGTTGTCTCGGTATAAACTGCGGCCACTACTTAACACCGTTTATTGTTGGCGTTAATCAGAAACCAGATTTGCCGAATCATCTCAAAGGTGTCTCCCAGAAACAAGCGGAGGACAATGCTAGAGCAGAAGCTCAGCAACGAGCCTTTGAAAGAGAAATACGCAAGAATAAAGAAAAATTGCGTATTGCTCGTGAAATCGGTGACAAGGAGCTTATTCAAAAATATAAATTAAGAGGATTGACTCTAGAGGGTCAATATAAAACATATCTTGATGACCACAGATTTTTGTATCGTAATATTAACCGGGAAGGTTATATCAGAAATGCGAAAACGTATAAAAATACCTACGAAATTCTTGACAATCGGTTGAAAAAAGAGTATTCTGATATACTACAAAATTTAGGGTGTAGAGCGCCCAAGTCTTATAGTGATTTCAAGTCGTTAAGTAGCTCTGAAAGGGAGTCTCTGAGATATGACAATAGGATTGTCAGCTACTTCAAGGGAGAAATTCAGGAAAAACTGACCGAGAAGCAGAAGCAACAGGCAGTAGAAGCTTACTTTAATTTCAAGAAAGACGGAATTGTATTTGGGGACCATGCAATAGCGCGCTACATAGAGCGTATGAGACGCAAAAACGGAACGTTCGTATACAACTATGAGACGGTTAGAACCGCTTTTTCTCTACCTCCTAACTATGTATCAGAGCAGAATGGCAGACTTGCAAGGTACTATAACGGTATCCTCTATATCACAGAACCTGATACGGGTATTGTAGTAACGATGATGAAGACAAGACGAATGAAAGGATTTGCGCCGTATGAAGTACAGTGAAAAAGCATTATCTATGCTAGAAGAAGCAATCAGTGGTAAACTTGAAGATTTTTGGGACTTTTCATTTGATTTCAATGCCCTGCTGGGGGAAGATGAAGAGTTCGCGGAGGGGTGGGACAAAGAAAATCCTGAAATGTTCGATTTATTTTGTGATTATGAATTCTTCATGTTCCTTGAAGAACACGACACAAACGATACCCAAGGTTTTATAGAGTTCCTTAAACCGTATTACGAAAAAGCAAAACAATTAGTAAAATCTTAGCGCCTAGAGAAATCGGGTGCTTTTCTTATGCTCAAAAATAGGAGAGAAATAAATGAACAGAGATAAAAACCAGGTATGGAGACTGTCAAAATTGGCGGTCTGACTTATGCAGTGACTAAAAAGTCAGATTTGCAGGGCACAAATGGAAACTGGGGTCAAATTCAATACAAGAAACTGGAAATCAGTTTAGATGATTCGCTGCCTGAGCAATTAGAAGACCAAACGCTTATCCATGAAATTGTGCATGGGATTCTTGCAGAAGCTGGTTATCCTAATCACGAAGAAGACCAAGCTAACCGCATTGGTCTTGTTTTATATCAAGTACTGACTGACAATGATTTCAGTTGGTTATGGAAAGGAGGGACATCATGAACAAAAGAATGAAAAAGAAACGGTCACGGGTTGAGAGATTAGAGAATAAAGTCGCTCAATTGACAGCGGAAAATATATTATTAACCGACGCACTACGAAATCATGCAGATAATATCTGTGATTTGTATGATATTGTCGAACGCAACGCCCAGGCTACAAATTCAAGGTTTGACAAAATCGAGAAGCAAGTAGCCAATAGTAATACTAAGAAGCCGTTCTGGAAACGGTGAGGAGGAAATTATGTTAGAAAAAGCAAAGAAATTGGCAGCTCAAGAATTTTCACGTCTGTCAGGTCGTGAAATCAAGACTGAAGACTGTTTTGTAGTTTGGTTCAGTAAAACCCTACAAAATTGGAAAGCATTAGTCAGCACTAATCAAATCAAGTCTGATGAAAAGTGTGGCGACTATGCGGAAGTAACTCATAATGGCGATAAAGCAGAAACTTATGTGGATGTCTATGCCAAGGTATCAAACCGAGCAATCGAAGATTAGGAGCGTGATTCACTCATCTTGACAGTAGGAAAGACTGCTTGAAACTACTCAAAAATACTTAAAACTGGTCGAAATTGACCAGTTTTCTTTATGCCTTTATCCGCAGGCGTTAAAGAACGGAAATATAAGCGACCAATCGCTGAACATTGGAGGATAGCCGAATGGCAGAAGAACAAACAGTAGACCACGCTACTGAAAACGTGGAAGAAGTAGCTGAAAAGACTTTCAGCCAAGAAGATGTCAATCGTGTGGGTAAAAAAGAGCACAAAAGTGGATATGCTAAAGCAATTAAAGACCTAGGCTTTGCTGATGTAGAATCCGCCAAAGAAGCTCTGAAAGCTTATGAAGATTGGCAAGAGTCGCAAAAAACTGAAGCAGATAAGCAGACAGAACTACTTGCTTCAAAAGATAGGGAATTGACATCAGTTTTAGATGCGAATAAACGACTTGAAGCCAAACTGTCAGCTTTGACTCAAGGTGTTAATGCTGACTCTGTTGACGATGTTATTGCTTTATCGGAACGTTTAGTCAATGAAGATACGACGATCGATGAAGCAATTAAGCAAGTTGTCGGTAAATATCCACAATTTGCAACTACTCCAAATACTACCGAGAAGAAACCTACGTTTACGGTGGTAGATAACCCGAGTGCAAGTACAAAGTCAGATGTGTCAAAAGACCAATTCGGAAAAATGACATATGTGGAGCGCCTTGAACTCAAACGAACAAACCCTAAATTATACGAACAACTGAAAGGAAACTAATATGGCAACAGGATTAACAAAAATGGAACAAATGCTAGACCCAGAGGTTCTAGCAGATATGATTGATGCAGAAATCGGGAAGGCTATCCGATTTGCGCCACTTGCAGAAGTAGATACAACCTTGCAAGGCCAACCAGGTACAACTTTGACCGTGCCAAAATGGGACTACATTGGCGATGCGGAAGAGGTAGCTGAAGGCGAACCAATTCCGGTTACTCAACTTGGTTTTACAAAAACCACAATGACCATCAAGAAGATTGGTAAGTCTGTAGAAATCACAGACGAAGCGATTCTCTCTGGCTATGGCGACCCAGTAGGTCAAGCAGCTAAACAAATCGTTCAAGCTATTGACCATAAAGTAGACGCGGATGTTTTGACAGCTCTTCAAGGCTCTACTCAGACAGTTACGGCAAGCATCACGGTCGATGGTCTGTCTAAAGCGCTTGATATTTTTAATGACGAAGATGATACACCAACCGTTTTAGTTTTGAATCCTGCAGATGCTTCTGCATTACGACTTGATGCAGGCAAGACATGGCTATCTGCAACGGAACTTGGTGCAAGTCGTATTGTTTCTGGGGTGTATGGCGAAATTTTAGGAGTGCAGCTTGTACGTTCTCGTAAATGTCCAAAAGGGACAGGTTTCTTAGTCCGTGAAGGTGCTCTGAAAATCATGTTGAAGCGCGAGACCATGGTGGAAACCGACCGCGATAAAAAGCGTTTGATTAATGCTATTATTGCGAATAAGCATTACGGTGTATACCTTTACAAGGCTGAAAAGGCAGTTAAAATCACATTCGCTCCTTCTGTGTAAGAAAGGAGATGACGGATGCCTAAATACACTGTAAAGAAAGCTTATATGGATAAGGATACACGTCTTCTATGCGAAATTGGAGACGTTGTAGAACTGACAAAAAAGCGCGCCGATGAAATTAACGAGGCAGGAAAGCTCTATTTCGGAAATGAGGTAGAGCTTGTCAATGCCCTCAAAGTTGGTAAAACAGAAGCGGTTTCTGAGTGATATAGCTAGAAAGGGTGAAGGACATGAATTTCTTAACCTTTGAAGAAGTTGTTGAAATCCTCGGCTCTGATAGAGTCACTCGCGAGAGTTATAGTCGCTTTATTTCTAAAGCTGAGGAAGTTGTTGATCAGTTGACAAATCGATACTATCAACAACATAAACTAGAAGACGACCCTGTAGAATTCAGAGTCAAGCAGTTTAAAAAAGCCATCTGTATGCAACTGATTTACTTTTCCGATATGGAAACAGATACCTTTGAAGGATTAAACCGTGAACCAGAACATATCAGTATTGGTCGTACTTCTATTTCAAAATCCGGAAAGACAGGAACTGGTAATTCTAGGACAATACCGTTAGTAGCGCAAGATGTCTATGGCTGTTTAACAGGGACCGGCTTGCTCTATAGGGGGATTTGATATGAGAATACCAAAGCCACCTATAGAAATCTTGAATGAAACTGTCGGCTATTTGGAGTATATCGGAGAAGGCGATTATAACAAACGAGAGTATGGTGACGAACAGACAATTAACCATGTTCGAATCGACCGCTCATCGAAATATTCTTGGAACGGAAAGAGCAAGGAAATCCAGTATAAAGCAGTTGTGCTATGCTACCAAGGCTTGACTACTCCGTTGCCTACTTTTAAAGAACAGTCAATACTTCGTTTTGATGGGATAGACCATGTTATCGTCAATGTGATTCCAAATAAGGAACCTTTTAAAGACGCGCTGTATTCAGTAGAATTGGAGGTACTGTAGTGTCTATTTCGATTCAAGTTGATTTGAAGGGGGCAAAAAAGAAATTGAGCGACCACAATATTCGTAGAGGACGCATTGCGATGTCTAGCCAAATTTTGCTAGATAGTGACCAATATGTACCTAACCGAGACGGAAAATTGCGACCTTCTGGGCATATGTCTCGTGATGGGAAAGAGGTGTCCTGGAACACAGTATATGCTAGAGCACAGTTCTACGGTAAAAATGGGATTGTTACTTTCAGGAAGTATACAACACCAGGTACTGGAAAACGTTGGGACGAAAAAGCTAAAGCAATCCACATGACCGATTGGGTACAGCGTTTTGTGAAAGGAGCAGGTTTCTAATGGACTTTCTTAGTCAACTTAAAAATCATATTAACGAAAACCTGAATTTGCCCTTTCAAATGAAAATTGGGTATTTAGATGACCAAGAAAGTTTAGTTGTCTATACTCTGCCAGGTAGCTCGGTGAAAAGAGTATACTACGATGGTACTAAAGAGTTAACGCTTAACATCGAGATTGCAATTAAGTCTAAACAAGGTCAATTAGCTGAGGATTCTCTTTGGCAGATTGCAGGTCTTTTAGAGGTTCTAGAAGACCTGCCTAGCGCTAATGGGAGCTTTGATTTAGAAGATATAGAGGTGACGAGTCGTCCGTTTATGAATGAGGTTCATGAGCAAGGGTGGCTTGTCTTTTTGTTAAACGCAAAAGTAAATATAACACAATTAAAGGAGAATTAATCATATGGCAAAGCATAAGAACGCTCTGCGTGGGCATTTTATTGCACCGTTTACATCCATTGACGCGAAACCAAACACGGACGCATGGCTTGAATTGGCTAGATGGATTTCTGATGTAACAGATGACACAGATGAAAAAGTTGATGAACAGGCATACTACGACAGTGATGGGACAGAAGAAACGGTCGTTACAGGTGTAAAAGTCGCCTATTCATTTGAAGGGTTGTACGACCCAGAAGACAAGGCGCAGAAGCATATCGCTGATTTGAAACTCAAATTAGGTAATGACCGTCTTGTCTGGCACAAAGTCGTATCTGCTGATAAGAAGAAAGAGTGGGTTGGACTTGCGACTGTAACCGAAATTATTGCAGGTTCTGGGGCGGCTTCTGAGTATGAGAAGTTTGGATGTAAGATTTCTTACAATTCTATTCCGGAAGAGTCTGTGCCAGTAGGTGGCTAGAGAGGTCTTGTACCTCTCTTTTCTACCATTTGTCAAGTCCATCAAGGTATTTGACGAAAAATATTTTGAGTTCAATAGTCAAAATAAG